ATACTATTCATGTTTGGGAAACAACAATAGATGAATCAGTTTGGATTGCGAGATTGCTTGAATATGGAATTGTACCTGAGATTAATGAGGAAGGTGAGTTAGTTTTATAATGGAAATTCTAATCGAAGCATTCACGCAGTATGGCATCGCAGGTGTATTTTTGGGTGTCCTTATCTTTTATCTTAATAAGCTGACAGACATCCACAGGGATGAACGTAAAGATTGGCAAGATGCCAATGACAGACACGTGGACAAATTTAGTGATGTGATTGCCGATAATACGAAAGCATTGGTTGAAATGCGTGGCGAAATTAAAGGCAATAAATGCAAGATGTAGGTGAATGGTGTGCATTGCGGCCAATCAAATGTCAATGCATAAATGGAAAATGTGATGGAAAAAGAGAAGAAACAGCCAAGAAAAAGCGCAGCAAAACAGGCAGCAGACATCATCCAGAAGTTTGAAGGCTTTGAATGTGTACCATATTTGTGTCCGGCTAATGTGCCAACAATTGGCTATGGCACAACCATCTATGCAGATGGCACCAAGGTGTCAATGGATGATGATGCAATTGATGAAGCAAAGGCAGAAGAAGAACTGCTGAACCATATCAAGAAGGTAGAAAAGCAGGTCAATGCTGTCCTGGAAGTAAAGTTGAAAGCACACCAAAAGGCTGCATTGATTTCATTCGTGTACAATGTAGGAATAGGCAATTTCACCAAATCAACATTGCTGCGAAAGGTCAACCATTGTCCGGATGACCAACACATTCCAGATGAATTTAGGCGATGGACCAAGGGCGGTGGCAAGGTATTGCGTGGATTAATTCGAAGAAGGGAATCTGAAGTTGAACTATGGACAGGCAGTTGCTGATTCATCTGTTCAAATCTGTGTGGCCTTATTTGGTCACATTTCTTCTGGGTGTACTTGTTGCATGGCAAGGCTGTGGAACAGGTGCCAAGGTCATCACAGAAACAATTGAAATTGAAAAGCCAATCTATCGGACAGAATATGTTGACCGATGGAAGACAGACACAGTCAGATTTGTGGAGCGTGTAACTGTCACGGACACAATCACCAACACCATTGTCCAGGAACGTGAAGTTCTGATTATTGACACAGTTCAAATCATTCAAGCATGGCTGACTGAAGTGAACAGATACGACACAACCATCACATTGGCTGATGGTAATTTGCAGGCCACATGGTTCAATTACCAGAATATAACTGAAGAAGCAGCATTCACATACACATCCGATGTGCAGAAGGCACCATCATATGGAATAGGCATTCACGCATCCATCGAAGCACAGACTGATTTCATCGAAAATGTGCAGCCATTGTTTGGTGTTGGCATTCATGGTGACATCAGAAAGATGTATATTACTGCGAACTACAAGTTCAATGGTGACCATTTTGTTGGTGTAACTGTTGGAAGAAAACTTTGGCAAAAATGAGCGTAGACTATTACTATGACCAAGATGCTGAGACAAGGAAGCAGATAGATGACCTGCTTCATCAGAATGCAATCTTGCAATCCAATCTTGGAATTGACAGCACACCGGAAGAAAAGAAATCAGCAAATGACCAATGGATGGTTCTGGCGATGCAGATTCGTGACCTTGATAGCAAGTTTTATCACGAAAGAATAATAGCACAGCATCAATGAGAAGCATTAAAGGTGAAATCGTCAACAAGTACATGGAGCATTGGTCACATCTGCCATCATTGTCATTGGCCAGGATGATATACAAAAGGAACAAATCGGCATTCGTTGACGTGGAGAATGTCAGAACAGTAATCCGATATTATAGAGGGCAGCAAGGTGACTATTGCAGGTCACGATTGAAAAACAAGGAACACGTGACTACTGAAAAAGCACAACAGGCCAAAGCATTGGGCGTGGCAAATCCATTTGGATTGCCAGAAAGTGATGAAGCAGAATGGGAACCATTCATTCTTCCAAAGGCAGCCACAAGAATACTATTGTTGTCGGACATTCATGTGCCATATCACAACATTGAAGCAGTTAGCAAGGCAATCGAATATGGCAAGCAACAGAATGTGAATGCCATAGTGTTTAATGGTGATACTGTGGACTGCTATGCTTTATCAAGGTATGAAAGCGATCCAAGAAAGCGAAGGTTTGGTGAAGAACTGGAAGCAACAAGACAGTTGCTGCAAGTGTTCCGGAACGAATTTGATGGTGTGCCATTCTATTTCAAACTTGGAAACCATGAAGAAAGGTATGAAGCATATCTGCGAACCAAGGCACCAGAATTGATTGGCACAGCAAACTTCACAATGGACCAACTGCTGAAATTTGGTGAACTTGGATGTGAATTGATACAGGACAAACGTGTGATAAAAGCAGGCAAGCTGTCCATCATGCATGGCCATGAATTTGGAAGGTCAGTCTTTTCACCTGTGAATCCTGCGCGTGGCTATTATATGCGAGCAAAGGCATCTGTGATATGTGGCCACAACCATCAGACATCAGAGCATTCAGAAAGCAATCTGGATGGCAAGGTAGTTACTACATGGTCCACAGGGTGCCTGTCTGAATTGCATCCAGGTTATATGCCTGTTAATAAATGGAATCATGGTTTCGCTGTGATTCGTGTGGATGAAAATGGTGACTTTGAAGTTGATAATCTGCGAATCATTAAGGGCAAAGTTCGGTGATTCAGACAATCGTCAATTTGCTGATTATTTCAATGATTCTGTTGTTAATACTTGTTTTCTGCACCATCATTTTGGCTGTGATGATTTGGAAAGTTAGCGAAAGGAACAAGGACATTCAAAGTGAAATTGATGCATACCATAGGAGCTTGGTGAACACAGAAGAAATGTACCTGCACATCATCAAAAATCAGTCAGATGATGATGACACATGGCTTTCCGTTAATTAACTGTTAAATTTATTGCGTTGATTGTCAGCACGTTAACATAAACGTGTGCAATTTCCTGTGCAGTTATTTGGAAGTAATTAACATTATTCCATATATTCGTGGAAACATTTAAAAACACAGAGAAATGAAGATTATCAATTGTATGAAAAGTGAAGCAGCAGCCATTGAACTGCTGAACATTAACGGCTACGAACCATTCAAGAAGAAAGCCAATTGCCATTGCGAATGTGGCGAAACACAGGCGGTGTTGGCGTATTCTGATGAATATGAAAAAGCTGCATTGATTGGCATTTGTGATGCCTGTGGTGACGATGATGCCTTTTCTGAAGATGTAATTCAATTATAAACCATATAGAGAAAAGAAAAATGGAATACGAATTTCAAACAACAATCGAATCAGCAGATGTGACAATCACATTTGACTATCAGCCAGAAGAATCTATGGTGCTATATTATTCAGATGGCTCCGGCTATCCTGGATGTGCAGCATCAGTTGATAACATCAGCGTGAATTGGCAGAATCAAAAGTTTGATTTTGACATCACCGATTTGATGGAACAATTAGGCCACGACATTGAAGAACTTTGTTTTGAACACATTGAAACATTAACACAATGAACTACCTTGATTTGATAGAGTGCTACAAGGATGGCACAGATAACTTGACAGACACAGCCAAAGCAGTTGTGTTGGACATCATCACCAGAATCGATGGAATCAATCAGCTTGCAAAGGCTAATGTGATAATCTACGCAGACAGCCAAATCATCATTGAACGCCATGTGCTTGGTGACATCAGCAGATGGCTATCAGCTTATGATTCAGAATATAATTACCATGAAGGCATCCATGTGCCATCAGAACAACTGCCATTCTATTGGATGGCCATCACATCAGATGTTGTGATGTTGACTTTGAAAACAAAAACAGAAATCAATTAAAAATAAGTAAGCATGAAAAGTACAGAAAGAGAAACAATGAAAAGATTGGCACATGAGAATGGCCTAACCGCAGACCATTTCTTCAAATCGCCACAGGGCTTTGTGATAATTACACGACAAGGCATTGAAAGGATTCAGCAGCATCGTGGCATCCGTGTGAAGTATGAAATGGTCCACATGACAGACGATTGCAAGCACGTAGTCATCAAGGCAATTGGCGAAATGACAAGTTCAGATGGTGAAATCATCACCATTGAAACCTATGGCGAATCTGCACCAGATAACACACGGCAAAAATATCCTGTGGCTATGGCCGAAAAGCGTTCTTTGAGCAGAATCTGCCTTAAACTTTCGGGATTTTATCAG